TTGCTGAAAAAAAGAATTTTGAAGTAGTACATAATGAGACTATTGACAAAATGAGTGTTGAAAAGGCAAGTGATACTCTTGTAAACTGGAGAAAAAATGATGAATATTCCATCGATGGTATTATCATCAGTCAGAATGACATATTCCAGAGGGAAAACAGTAATCCTAAACATTCTGTTGCATTCAAAATGGTTTTATCGGACCAATCGAAAGAGTCTGTTGTAACTGGAGTTACATGGAATACGAGTAAGCACGGTTTGAAAAAACCGATTGTTCAAATTGAACCGATTAATATTGGTGGTGTTACCGTTAGAAATATTTCTGGACAAAATGGGAAATTCATTGAATCGAATATGATCGGTCCAGGTGCTATTATTGAAGTTGTTCGAAGGGGTGATGTCATTCCTTATATTGAAAAGGTTATTAAGCCTGCGAATAAGCCTGCAATGCCTGATGGAGAATATGAATGGACTGCGACAAATGTTGATATTATTGTCCCTGTAGATGATGAGTCACGAGAACGTTTAGCTTTGGCGTTCTTTAAAGATATTGGCGTAGATGGAGTTGGTATTGGAAATATAAAGAAATTTAGCAAAGCTGGGTTCAAAACAATACCACAAATTTTGAAAATGACTAAAGAAGATATTCTTAGCATCGATGGTTTTAAGGATAAATCCGCGCAAAAAATCTATTCTGGATTACAAGAGTTACAGGCGAATAATTTTGGTAAAGTTCCTATTGAAAAATTGATGGGATTATCCGGAACATTTGGTAGGGGAATTGGTAGTAGACGTATAAAAGAAATTTTCAAATTATATCCAGATGTACTTAATAGAAACATTTCTGAAGGCGAAATGATTGAACTTATTCAAACCGTTCCAGGATTTTCAGTTAAAACTGCTACTCAATTTGCAGAAGGTTTAGAAAAATTTAAGAGTTTTGCACAGAATATTGGATTGAATTACATTACTCAAGAAGCTTCTACTACAAATGTAGAAAAGAATAAAGGGGGTGTCCTTTCAGGTAAATCGATAGTATTTACTGGTGGAAAAGACAAAGAACTGGAATTACTAATTACTGAAAATGGTGGAGAAATTGGTTCTTCTGTATCTTCTAAGACATTTGCAGTTGTTACAAAAGATATTAATGTATCATCTACAAAGACAAAGAAAGCTATATCTCTTGGCATACCTGTATATTCTATTGCAGTATTCCAAGATATGTATTTATCATAAAAAAATCAACAAAAACAAAAAAAAATCTTTTTGTAAGTAATGTTGTTAGCAGTAATCGCCATAGTTTCGCTTATCATTTTTTTCAGTTATTTTGTTAAAATTAATCTTCGTTTTCCATCGAAATATGATAATTTAAAGAAAAAGCAAAAAGTAGAAGAAGAAATTGAACCAGAATCGGCATCAATTGCTGTATATAAACAAATGCGGTACCAATTTTTGAATTTTGCTAAGTTTTTTCTATTAGTTAAACGCCCATATGGATTACAACCTGATGTTGACCTTGAAATGGGAGAAACCGGTAATATTAATGGAAAAGCAAGAGGAGAACAAGGAGCTGGAAATCCCGAGGGATGCAGACATGTCTGTTCAAGCGACCCAACATGTAATGCTTGGAAATACGATAGTATAGATGGAAAATGTAAAAAGTATAAAATTGATGATAGAGGTGATGTAACAATAAATGATGATGGCTCTGATCAAATTGGTTATGTATTCCGCGCTAAAGACAAATGGGCTGTTGAAGACTTATCTAATTTACCAGCCGATAAAGAATCTTTCAAAGCAATTGCAGATATGGTTCTTAAGCTAAATTGTAAAATGCCTGAACTTAGAAAAAGAGCGTCTAGAGTTATTTCAAGCCCTAATGTTAGATATTGCTTTGAAAAAGAATTAACTACCGATGGCTTAACCCAAGAATATATATTAGCAAGAGATGAAGCAGTCAAAAGTTTAGAAACATCTATGCAATTTTTCATTTTCTCAGGAGATAGTGGTGATTTCCAACATAAGGAAGAATTCTCATTATTAATGGCTAAAGTTTACACAAAAATGTCAGATAAAATAAACCTATTCGAAGATAATGCGCATCTATCAAGTGCAATTGACGTCGCATCATCGGAATTAATGGAATTTTATCAGTTCTATAATCTTGTTAAAACTTACTTTGCTCACAATCTTGATAAAAATCAAAATAGCGTTATTACAAGAGATGAGTTACTTGAAGTATATAAGGATATGATGTTAAGTGGTGAAAATTTAGACGGTGAAATTTTTGATGATGGTGACTTAATGTTCAATGAAGATACTTGTTTTAGTCTTGACAGTGTTAGAGAGATGGTTGATAAATTCTTCGAGAAATTTGATATGAATCGCGATGGTGTTATATCTTTACATGAAATGTTATCTTCAAGAGATATCCCAAAACCTAAATACGAAATGCCTAAATGTGATCAAAAGTAAGATAATAATCTAAACAAAAACTTACTTTTTTAAATTACATATAGATAATGTTACTCAATATTATAGCTGTTATTGTTTTAGTACTTTTTTTTAGTTATTTTCTAAAAATCAAAATTAATGTTAGTAATAAAAATGAAAATAAGCATGATAAAATTGAGGAGGAAAAATTACCTTCTTCATCAAGTCAGGCTAGATATGAAGAATCAAGATATGCGTTTTTGAAATTTGCGGAATTTGTTCTTTTGAAAAAACGGCCATTTGGTCTGAATACGATTGATGATGATACACTGGGAACAATATCCGGAGATTCAAGAGGAAATCAAGGAGCTGGGTCAAGTGGTGGATGTAAAAACATATGTCTTAATGACCCAGAATGTAATGCCTGGCAATATTCATCAAATGATGGAAAATGTCAAAAATATAATATCAGCAAAAGAGAACAAATTACAACCAGTAGTTCGGGAGATAATATTGGTTATATATTTCGTCCAAAAGATACGGATTGGGCAGTACAAGACCTTTCCGGATTACCAACTGACGCTAAATTTTTCAAAGCTGTCGCAAATACCGTACTTAGATTGAATTGTAAAATTGAAAAGCTAAGAAACAAAGCAACCCAAGTCATAAGTTCCTCTAATATCAAATATTGCTATGAAAAAGAGTTCACCTCTGGAACTCCAGATAAATATTTAAGCGAAAGAGATGAAGCTATTTCTTTATTAGAAGATGCTACAAAATTTTTTATTTTTTCGGGAGATACGAATGAATATCCTGAACAAATTGAATGCTCTTTATATTTCTCAATAATTGTAGAAAATATGAAGAATATCCTATTTAAATCGAATAATAATTTACAATCAGCTGTTATAAATGCTTCAACTGAACTTAAATCGCATTATAATAACTTTGTAACTGTTCGAGACTTTTTTGATTCACGTTTAGATAAAAATTATAACAGTTCTATCAATCGATCGGAATTAACCGATGTATATGAAAAAGCTATTAAATCCGGACAAGGAATCGCAATGGATGTTATTGATTCGGAATTATCATTACAAATGGATGATTGTAAAAACGAGGAAAGTATACAAGGATTAGTTGAAAATTTCTTTTCAAAATATGATACAAATGGCGATGGTCTTGTTCATTTACATGAATTATTAGCATCATATGGAATTCCAAGACCATCTTATGAAGGTGGAATGTGTTCTTCAGGTAGTTCTAAGAATACACCATCCAAAAACGGTAGTTTTCCTACAAAATGCTATGGTTGTAAAAGAGTTACTCGTGGCGAAAAACAAATAAAAGAGTGTAAGAAAGTTCCCAAAGATAGGTGTCAAAATGGCAGATATATTTGCAAACCTGGCAAAATTAATGATCAAGGAATATGTCCTATGAATGATAGAGTTGCGTGCGCATGGGACAATTCTAAAAATAAATGTGTACGAGATAAGGATTATGGTAATTCAAGCAATAATTCAAAAGAGACTGATTACTCCCCCTCGACAGATGACGCTCCTTTAGGCGGTGGAAACAGCAATACAGAATGTAAAGTCCACGGTTCGGATAGACTTCGCGATTGGTTAGGAGGTAATACTAATGCGCCAAAAAAATGTCAGGATGTAAACAGACAAATGGTTAAACAGAGAACTCGTTTTGAAAGAAAGGGGGCAGATATGGGCGATGGATATGGGGGTATGAAATATACTTGTGAACGTACAAGAGAAGTTAGTCAGGATGGACAAACACAACGCGGATGTACATTTAATCTAAACGAACAACAGGATTCGGGAAACGGAAAAGGGATGAGAAACTGGCTGAAGGATAATATCGGTAGTGATTTTGATGACCCAGAAGGTAATTTAGCAAAGAAAGGACCTTGTCAACCAGCAGACTTATGTACTAATCAGAAGGTTAGGACATAAGTTACTATTTTGTCCTAATCAAAATATTAGATGAAACTAAATAATAACATAGCATTTGAAAATGCTAATAAATATGTACTTATTTTCCACCAGTTTATAGGACCACTCAATTGATTCCAATATAAATCCATTTCATAATCAAGAATTTCTAATTTTTCATCGCGACTTAATTCTTTCCAACCCAATGGAGGTTCTACTTCATCAATATCGTCTCCAATAGGATCTTCAAATCTCGGGCACATTAGCAATTCTGTTTTAGTAAGGGCATTTTCCTTAGATTTCGATTTCGCTTTTGCTTTCGCTTTCTTCACATATTCCCTAAACTCCATAGATAATATATATCAACTATTCCTTAAATAGTTGATAAATTATGTGAAAACTTTTGATTATTTCTAAAAAAATGAATATAACCTACATATTAAGAGTATAATAGTATGATGTTTCTAAATATTAAGCCTATTCCCTGTGGTCCAGAATTGGGTATTCGCCCTTGTGACAATACTTCACCTTCGGAAGAACAACACAATTTTATCAAGAATTACTTTGAAACAAAGATGAACACTAAGACAACAGATTCGGGATTAGATCTTCCCCTTCCTTATGACGTTACAGTTCCTGCGAAAACAATTGGATTCAAAATTCCATTGGGTATTTCTGCTCAACCTATGTTTGAAGATGGTAAAATTAGAGGGTATACATTATACCCGAGAAGCTCTACTGGTTCGAAAACACCTCTAAGACTATCAAATGGCACTGGGATTATTGATTATGAATATCGGGGTGAAATAACTGCATGTGTTGATAATATTTCGGATAAACCATATTTCGCAAAACAGGGACAGCGTTTGTTTCAACTTTGCTCTCCAGATCTATCTCCTATTAGCTATAATGTATTAGATGAGCTTAATACAACCAGTCGCCAATGCGGGGGATATGGTTCGACAGGTGCTTAATTTAAATAGATAGGTCTGAAATCTTAGTTGAAGCAGAATGCTTATTCTCTAATCCTTTTTCTTCTTCTATCCATTTCTTTAATTTTTCTGATGAAGATAATTTTTCAATCGGAAGTTCAGAAATTGGTGATGATTCTTTTACCTGCATATTCTCTTTTATTAGGAAGTCAAAGTCATATAAACATATGAATGCAATTATGATAACTGTAAACAATGTAAAACGTATTAAGTTTGTTATCATTGCTGAATATCTATATTTTATTATAAGAAAAATCTATTAGAATATTAAACATGGTTCGTCATTATTTTCCTATTCAAGATACAAACTTTGAAAATGGAACATGCTATAAAAAAGAATTTCAGAAATACAAGTGGAATTCTCAATCCGAAAATAATACCAAAACACAACTTTTACCACATCAACAATGGTTAGCTAATTATATTAACCCAAAAACCCCATATAAAGGAATGCTAATATACCATGAAACTGGTACTGGAAAGACATGTACAGCTATT